TAAAGTCATAGCTAAATAAAATCCTCATATACAACAAGCCGACCTGTCTTCTGGTCGTACAATAATTTATCTACTTCACCTGTCATACCAGTATGTCTAGACTTCAGTACCTTTAGCTGTAGTCTTTGTCTTTCACTAGCATCTCCTGTCTGGTTTCTTGAAGCAGATAACACGACATCAGATAACTGAAGAAGACTATGTGATCCTCTCAAGTCTGATGTATCTACCTCTCTGCCCGACTCATGTGATTGTCCTTGTGGTCTACGTAGATGGCTGACTAATACAATAGCTATACCTGTAGCTTCACTCAAACTTCTAAGCTTGGTCATTATTATATCTATTGCTTTGCGTTCATTATCTAGTTCAAGACCAGACAAGACTATGCTTATGTGATCTAGTATTACTACCTTCACTCCATCAACAGTAGCTAAATATCTTATCTGTTCTAGTAATACATCAGGCTCAAGACTACCAAAGTGGTTGTATAAAAAAAGATTGCGTGTTGATGTGAGGTTATCAAACGCAATCCGCAGATCATCTTTAGTTATGCCATCTTCATTTAAGTGCAAAGGAATGTTCAAGTCAATACCTACAAGACCTTGAAGAGTTCTTTGTACTGATTCTTCTAACCCAATGTAACCAACCTTGATATTTCTTTTAAGGAAGTGATGGCATAGTTCTCTGCATATCGTGGACTTACCAGCACCACTAGCACTAGCTACTGTGAATATCTGACTAGGAAACAAACCTCTTGTGTATTCGTTTAGCTTTGGAAATGGAAAGTCTGATACAGGTTTACTTGTTTCTTTGGTAAATAAATCCCAAGCGTCTGCTGCATTAATAAGAGAGTCAGGTCTTACTGGTCTAGCTTTCCATAACCTATCTTTAACTAGCTCTCCTTCTCCTAATACAAGATGATCGTTTATATCATTACGATCTAGTCTTGCTATAGCTGCCTTACCTCTTGGCAAAACCTCCATACATTTTTCTGCTGCTTTGTTACCTGCTTCATCATTGTCAAAACAAATAACGATACGACAAAAACTATCTAGCCATTTGTAATTAGCTGCTAGATACTTAGCTGCTGATTGTACTCCTGATGGTATGGATACACAGGGAAACTTGTTACCTTGTATTTGACTAGCACTCATGCAATCAATCTCTCCTTCACATACAGTTAAGAAGACAGAACCATTACCTCCATGCTGTCTCCATAGATGCTGACCCCATAGCTGTACCTTTGACATATCTCCTATCCATATAAACTTCTTATCTTGAAAGCGTATGTGCTGTGCTACATCATTACCTTTCTGATCTTTATATGTAGCTACTTGTACTGGCTGACCTTTAAATTCAGAGATACCATAACCAAATAGTTCTGCTGTTTCTTTAGTGATTCCACGTTTAGCTAAAGGTATAGATGTAACTTTCAATAGCTTTGGGTTTTGTTTATATATTGGAATAATGTTAGTGGTCACTTTCTTTTCTTTTTTATTTGGGTAGTAGGTGTATCCGCAATCCATTGTGAAGCAATGGTGGTGTCCGTCATCAAAGACTGCACAGTTTTTTTTACCGCACTCAGGGCAAACTATTTTGTTTTTGTATTGGCTCTTCATACCAATCATCAGGAATAAATTTGTCGCAGTATTGGAACCCATGTCTCTCACACCATTTGGCGTAAGAGATAGAGTTCTTAGCTTTGGATAGAATTGTTGAGGATAAAGTCAGGGCGATAGGTGCAAGTGATTTCATAGTCAATGCTGAGAGTTTCATAGGTAAAGATAATTTTCTTTTTGGTTAATTTGTCAGCAAATTGACTTTCAAATTTACTCTTGTATTTAGAAGTCGGCTGCTGTTGATGCAGTACTTTTCTCTTCATAACTACTTGGCGGTGCTGCTTCAAAGTCTGGGCTGCCTGTCCATTCAACGTGCTTTCTTACTATGACTTGTAAAGGTTGGCATCTGATACCGACACCATTA